TTGTTATGCCAGCTACATCAATATTACCTGAGATGTCTAACTCTGAGCCTGTTAAAACACCTGTAACAGTCAAAGTACCACCTATGGTCGCATTATTAGTAATAGGCATATTACCACTTGCATCAAGAAAGACAGCTTTTTCGGCTGGTTGGGTACAGAATATTGTTCTTGTTCCACTTGTCCAAACAACAGCAGAATTACTATTACTTGATTCTAAAATAGCTGTTCTAGATAAAGTGTTGCCAGAACTTGCGTATGTGCCAACACCAACCTCAAAATCAACACCATCAGTACAACAATAATAGGTTGTGTTTGTATTACCTATGACAGTAGAAAATGTTCTAAAACCTGTTTCAGCTCCACCTAAAGTATAGTCGCTTGACCCTGTGGTTGTAGAAGTTTCCTTAACTCTATCTCCTAAAATTAAAGCCATTTACGTTCTCCGAGACTGAGGTAACCCTCTTCTATACGCATCAGCATTTTCTCGTGCTTCTGCTAAGTCTTTTAACCTTGCCACACTTTCTAAAAATCTACCATTATATAAATCTAATATATCTTTTTCACCTTTTAAGTAAGTATAAGCTTCAAATAAAGATCCGTAAAGTAAAGCATTTTTTGCATTTTCACTTAACCATGTCACAGTGGTATCAGATCCTATTGTTGAAATAGTAGTTGTTGCACCACTACTTGCACCTGTAATCGTTTCTCCAACTGTAAAAGTTCCCGTAGGAACAACAACCAATGCCGAAGTGGTAGTCGGTTTACTGTTAAGAGTAGTTATTTGACCACTTGTCGATCCTGTAATCGTTTCTCCATCTGTGAAGTTACTACTTAACGCAAGAGTCAGAGTTAAAGTACTTTTAGTTAAACTTGTTGGTCTATAGTAATAATGTAATTCTAACGCATATCCAGAATTAGGAGTAGGGGCTACTATAAAATGATCTATATCAAACCGTGCATAATATTTAGGAAGACCTGTAGTAGAAGCACTCGGAGTATAATCTCTTAAAAAGTTTACATCTTTTTCAAGCAGAAAACCTTCAGATCCAGAAGTCGTTATCTGTAAAGAAAAAGGTGCAAGTAAATCTTCTGGTACAGTCAAGTACTGATCTGAAGAAGTAAAAGCCCCTGTTACGTTTTTTCTAAAATATTCTAGATCTACTGATTTGAATAATCTTTCTTCGGCAGAAAATATAAAATCAGGCAAATGTGTAACAAAACTACTTTCTTCTGTTTCAGTGTAATCTTTTATTGCTGTTTTTAATTGTGTATATGTGTAACTCATTATCCTACCACCGTTACTGGACCTGCTGTTACGATAGTCCCACCACCTTTTGTGTTTGCTAAAGTTGCTGTTTCACCATTAGCAGAAAAAGTATAAGAATCATCATTAACTTTGGTTATACTATATCCCGTTGCTTGTTGTAAAACAGATACTGTAAATCCAGCAAAAGGTTTTACATTTCTAAACCGAACAACATCATCAGTAGCCCTCCCATGATTTTTCTCAGTAACAGTAATAGTTGCTATTCCAAATGAACTTGAAGTAAAAGGATTTGGCAATAATAATCTTTCTATGGCAACTTCTGTTCTATCTACTCTTGAATTAAACAAAGCCTGTGGCTCAAAAGGAGGTTTTTTAGGAGTTAGTTGGGGGTGTTTTTCTTCATACTCAGATCTGTGAACAAGAAGACCATTCCACTCTTTTACTTTTTCTCTAAAAGGGAAGGCAAATCCACTACGGTCGGAAATAAATTTAGCTTTTTTACCAAGTGCAAATTTCATATCAATCCATAATAAGTTGTACTAGGGGTTAAACTTAAACTCGCTCTATCCCTATCTTCAGCAGCAGCTCTTTCAAACTCTTCTTCATAAACTGCTTTTAATATCTTTATTCTATCTGGAGCTCTTTTCATAGCTAAATAATAAGCTAATCCTGCTGTTAAACAAGGATAGAATCTGAAAGGTATATCAACAGTATTCACAGAAGCATCAGCATCTTGTATTCTGGTCAAAGCATCGTAAATTAAAACATCAGTACTGTTTTCTGGGGCTGACCATATTTTTAAATTAGGTGCTATTTGCCTATCCAGGAAAAACTGACTTGGTCTACCTGTCGTCGTTTTAGTAGGTAAATTTATGTAATCATCTCTGCTTATTCTGGTCATACTAAAATCTGTACCACTTCTTCTAACAACCATACTAAGTATGTCTATTATGTCAGCACCCAAAGCATAATCTACATCATTAGCTGTAAGAGCCTGTGTTCTTTGTGTAATAGTCCATTGGTTTAAGCCTCTGTTAGCCCAGTCTGCAAATAGCAAATTCATAGAACGTCTGGCTGACCTTAGATCATACCCTGTGCGAATCTCGATTCCACATCTTTCAAATGCTTCTTCAATGTATTCAGCTACATCTATTTCAAAATCTACAGAACTTGAAGTTGCCATTTGTTAATCCTTTTTAATGGCTTTGCCAGTGAAATAAAGTAAAGCATCCTTAACACTCAATCTACCCTCTTCCACTTCTTTTAATTTTCTTGCCATAGCAGAAGAGGAAGTGCCTTTAGTACTATTAGCTGAACCACCACCACTGAGTTTTAATACTTTCTTTTTCTTAGCCAACTTTTTAAAATCTGCTCCTGTTATTTTATTTCTGGGAGAAGCCATGCCAGCTAACTTTTTTTGTTTAGGAGATAATTTCTTAACCATTTACTTTTCCTTTCTGGGTCTTCCTCGACCTCTCATGGGTTTTAAGTGGACTTGTTTACATTGGCACATCTTAGGAAAAAAAGATAGAACCCATTTATAAAACCTTGTTATCATAATTAAGCCTTTTTAGTTACTTTTTTCTTCTTTTTCTTTTTAGGAAACCCAGCTTTCATATTTGCATAAGCATCTTTTGAAATAGTGCTATTCTTTTTTGATCTAGAAATACCTTTTTTCTTTCTTTTATTAATGTTCGCATATAATCCTGGTTTACTCACTTGACTCTCCATGTTTCCTCGTGTCATAGCCATTAGCACTTCCACCTTTTTCTAGATTGACGCAAACGACTATTTGGGTTTTTCGCAGCCTTAGGGAACTTTTTCATTTGACCTGCCGATCTTGCACAATAAGATTTACGTCTTTTCGCAGCTTTACTTCCAGGCTTGACTTTCCCTGTAACAGCAGTTGATAACTTACTTCCAGGATTTGCTCTTCTATAAGCAGCAACTCCTTTCTTAGTCAAGCCAGCCCCACTCTTTGTGGGTCTTTTATGCCCAGACTTAATGGACATTTTAGGCTCTTTAGCCATTATGATAGAAACAGAGTAAGTTTGTTACCACTTCCAGTGAACCCATGTATAAATGCTCCATTTTCGGCTAACACTCCTGCATCTGGAATATTTAAAGTATGTAATCCAGTAGGAAAACTTTGGAGGAGTATAGTTGCTCCACCTGATCCATCTTTAACGGTCAACACACCAGCAGCGTTACCAAAAATTACAATTTGTCTTATTCTTGATCTAGACGGACCAACGAGGGCTGCGTCATCACCTTGATCGTGATTAAATGCTTTTACATCTGAACGACCTGCCATATTAATCTCCTTATAAAAAGATGGGGGTATAAACCCCCATTAATTAAGCTTCGTAGCCCATCAATTCAATTAATAATTTACCTGCTGTAAAATCACCGTCTGTAGTTGTACCACAAGTTAAGTATAAGAATTGATCTGCAGCAGGAACAGCAGTAAAGTAAACTTTACTTCCTAATGTTGCATCACCTGCGTTAACCAATGATGTTTCACTTAACCCACTAATAGCAGCATCTTCTACTCCAGTTCCTTCTGTTGCAGAGAATACGTTAATGTCTGGATCACCGCCTGTTGGTGCTTCAAAACATTCCATACTACCAGTTAAGATAGTCCCATTCGTAGCTGCTGTGATTTGACCAATATGACAAACTAAAGAAGTGCCATTTACACCGATGATATCACCACCAGCAGTAGATCTTAAACCTGTCAGATCAATTAGTATTTTGGTTGTAATAATACCACCATTTCTTTGTACAGAACTTCTGTAGATTGTTCCAGAACCTGTAGTAATACCAGTTCCAGCTTCTGTTG